GTGGTGTTACACCCCAGATATAACACTCTCGTCTATCAAAAAACCTAAGTCTTTCGGATAAATTTTCAGCATCTTCTATTTTAGAATAATCTAAAGAAAGTCTACCTACTCTGATTAAATCAGCCATAGAGTTTCTTGAAGCCCTGCTCTACTTGTGCAATAAAAGCTTTATCTCTCTTAGCTGGATTATGATACCTATCATCTAACATCATTTGCTGTAAGTCTGCTTCATTTATATTATTGATAGACATACTGCCGTTCTGAGGAGTTGTATCTTTCATTGCTTCCATTACAGTTTCTAAAGCCATTACACCATCTGCTGTTTCGCACATGCGCTCTATAGCACCAAGCTGTTCTTGTGGGAAAAACTGATTAGCAAATAAACTTACAGCTTCTGTTCTTGCGTTAGCGTTATCGCCAAGTTTTGAAACTTCAGCTTCATAGTCTGGAACATCTGCATTAATAGCATTCATATACATACCAATGCCTTCAGCAAACTCATCTTGGCTATAACCATTTTCAAATGCTGTATTAGCCCACCACTGTAATAAATCATTGTTCTCAGCTAATTGCTCATCAAGACCTTCTGGTAATTGATAATCACCTACTTCAGCAGGTCTATTTGCATAAGCCTGTTCTTCTATTTCTTTCATAAAAGACTCTTTAAGTTCTTCTTCTTTAGAGCCAAGTTTGCTTTCAAGAGATGTATAAGCAGATGCTAAGTCTTCAGCAGATTTAAATTTTTCTGGCAACCATTCTGGTCTTTCAGATGTTTGTTCTGTTTCAAGTAATGGATCGCCACCTTCTGTTACTATTCCACTATCTTCTACTGCTTGTGTATTTTCTTCATCCATTTTTCTTTACCTTTTCAGCATGTTTAATACGAGTCGATATTAATCCTACGATATATCGCTGACCTTCAACATGGCGCAACTCATCATTACTTATGGCGGCTCCATTGACTGAATCTATTGTAATTGAACGCAAATATTTTAAAACAGATTTACCTGTTTCTGATTGAAATAATGTTGCGATGTCTAAGCTTATTCTTGCGTCTTCATTCTTATCTCGATGAAAACCATCAATACCAATAAAGGTCTTATTGTGGTTGACCAAGCATTTGCTCCTGTTGTGTTGGTTGTCCTAGTTGCTGTTGCATCATCTGTTGCTGTTGTGCATACTGCTGTGCCATAGCTACAAGTTGTTGACGCTCTTGTAAATCCCTAATTAAAGTATCAGGAACGCCAAACTTCTTACCAAGATATGCGGCTGTTTCTTCAGAGTTAATTAATATATTCATTACCTCTGGGCCAAATGTTCCCTGCACAAGCTCTAACCATCTAGCCACGGAGGAAATGTCTTGATTAGCTTGAGCTTGCGCTAGGGGAGAAACAGAACGAACTTTGACTTCTCTGCCATTAATTGTGGGTAACTCAATGCGTCCTTGTTTCTTTAATATGTAAACAACACGTTGTAATACTGGCTGTACCATTTCAGCTTGCAGTCTTCCAAAAGCAGAACCTATACGCCTTGATAAGTCTGCCATGCGTTCTGCAACCTCTGTTGCTGATGCAGGTGTTCTATCAGGATTACCAAGCATATCATTATACAATGCTCGTTTAATATTAAGCCTCATGTCTGAAAGCACAAGATTAGCAACATCAAAAGAACCTGCTGGTTGAACAGGCTGTAAACCTAGAGAACCTGCGGCTTTAGGTATTACAGTTCCGGGAACGAGGTTGATTGTATCAGGGTTAATAACGCCATCATCATCCATTTGATAAATACCAGATATAGCCATCTGTGCATTTTCTAAAATTAGTTCTATTGTAAGGTTAGTAGTTTTGATTGCGCTCAATGCGTTCATCAAAGGGCCACGCCCATAGATTTCACCAGAACATTTAGACCAACGAAAACAAACAAATGGGTTAGAACCAACACCACGATACTTTTTAAAATCAACTACAGTTTTTGTTTGTGTTTCTATTGCATAAAATAAATGAGCTTCTTCATTCTTAACTGTGTAATCTTTGCATACTATCTCTAGTATTTTTGTTCTTTCGTCTGGATACGAATTAATTTTTTGTTGAAGCTTATCTCCAAGTTTTGCCTTGGGATACATATGAGGAATGTCAGAGTTACGGCATTGACGCTCACGATATATATGGTCAACCTTATCATCAGGGCCAGTATCTAACACAACATGTGGCAATGGTATTGCTGAGAATATAACAGGATTAACTGAATCACCTTCTGCAACAGAAAGGACACCAGTGCCTACAGCCAAATCCATAAATGATTCGTGTATTTCCTGACCAAAGTTTGAGTTTTGAATAACTTCAAATACATACTCAGTTACTTCATCAAGCTCATTATCCACCGCTTCACGTTCTTCAGTCGGTACTTCTGAGCCAGACATAAAATCAGCCCATCTTGCAAAGTTTGGAACAAGACCTTGCTGTAATCTAGAAGCAAACTCTTGAACTCCGACCACCGCTGTTTCATCGAAAATTTTATCATCGCGTCTTTGACCTATTGTTTCAGCATAAAAAGATTCTCTTTGAGGCAGAGCATACTCATAGCATTCTTCAAATAAAGGAACAAAGTTTTCCCTTAGAGACTTAGCCTTCTCATATTTTTTCATATATTCTTTGGCTACATCATCTGTAAAGTTTGCGCCAATGTCTGCATCATTATATGTAATCATTAACTATACTCGCTATAATAACCCATGCCACCGCCAGAACTTCTTATCAAAGAACGTCTACCAGTACCACCTGTTATACCTGCAACTTTTGTTTGAAGTGCTTCTTGTCTTGCGGTTTTTTTAGTTTCTCTCTGTTCTTCAGCTTGAGCTTTTTGTTGTTGCTCTGCTTGCAGATTGCGTGGAGGGCCTGATGGTCTTGAGCCTATGCACATAACTTACTCCTTTAAATAATATCTATTCCTAAACACAGAACATATTTTTATGCAACGCACAAATTACATTCTTGCCCATAAACCTTGTCGTTTTTTTACTTTAGGTTTTCGATTAAACACATCAAAATCAACTCTAGCATTAAAAGCCCTTGCCTGTTTCTGACCAGATATAAGGTTTCTACCTTCTCCTGCGCCCAACATAAGATACTGTAAGGCATCATGTATATGAGAATACATGTTCTTATCAGGTTTATCTGCGTATCTCTCGCCAGATACTTCCATTCTTTTATAAGAATAACCGCCCTCAAATCCTTTAATAAGTGAAGCGCACCTTCTATCAATAAGAAAAGCAGGTTTACCCTCAACCATTTTATTCAAACTTGCTGAAACAGATTCAAGCCTTAAATCAACAGAGTTTGATGGAGCAGGGAAAGCTTTTAATCCAGCACCTCTTAGTATCTGAAAAGGTGTAGACTCATCAGTCTGCGCCCTAAAATCACCAGCAGGGTCTCCATAGATATTTACTTCTAAGTTTCCAAAACGTGTGGCTATCTCTTGCCTTAATAGTTCTGCAAATCTTACAATACCCATATCAATCGCAACAATCTCAGATTGGATAAACCATCTACCTCTTACCTTCTGACCAAACACAGCCGCAGGTGTAAGCCCAAAGTCAATCCCAATATATAAGGGAACACCATCTGCTATTGGTATTTCCTCTTTTGCAATATGTGTTTCTGATAAGAAAGATGGATACACTGGTTTCCCCTCTTGAATAGAACCTAATCTATTCATTACATAAACATCAATCCAACTCTTAGTTTTACCTCTGATAAGATTTGGATAGTAAGACTTCAGCATATTCTTTGCATTCTCAGCCTTGTTGTTAGGCTTGTAATCTATAACAGAACCATTGTCATTTTGTTCTTCTACCATACCAGCAGGTTGAACATAGAAAGACCAGTTGTCTGGTTTTACTAACATCCTTGCCTGTTCCATGGGAATATGGTCAGGAACTGGAACTTCACCAGACATGATAGGCCACCAGTGGTCTTCTTCTGGTGCGTTAGTATCTGCAATAACACCATGCCAACTAGGGCCGCCCTCACGCATAGAAGGGAAACGACCAACACGCATAGTACATGCATCAATAATAGACTTGGGAACCTCCCTCGCCTCGTTAATCCATATGCCAGTAAGCTCTAGGGAGAGAAGCTTTTTGACATCTTCTGGTCTGTCGAGTGCGAGGAAGATAACTTCAAGCTCAAGGTCTGCCTGTTTAATCCAATGGGTATAAGGTACTGACCAATGAAACCTTCCCCAATCATCTTCGGGAAACCAATCGAGCCATGTTTTAATCGTAGTGGTACGAAGCTGTGGATTAGTGTTCCTGATAATTGCCCAACGACTACGCCTAATACCATCTTTATTTGGTTTCTGCTGTAAAGCTCTACGAAATACTTCAATGCAACACCCAACAGATTTGCCAGAACCAACTGGCCCTCGAATGCCACGAAAGAATGTATCATCTTTCATAAATGTTTTTAATACAGTACCATCTGGTTTGTATTTAAAGTCTGTCAATATTATCTTTGCCGAACCTAATCATACGCTCAACAACCTCTGGGGCTATGGTATTAATCATCTTGTCAGCTTCAGTATCTGTCGCAAATTCTTCTGGATGATAACAAAGATGAACCTTCTTAACTACCTGCCTCAGAATATCACGCTCTTCTTTCTTAATAGTATGCAGAAAATAACTCATCTGTATTGACTAGCCTTCTTTGCAATTGATTTTGGTTGCTTGCTAAACTGCTTGCCTTTTCTTATTGCCGCACGTTTAGCCTTGGTAGTTCTAGCATATTCCTCAGAAGACATAGCCTTAATAGCCGCTTCTGGCAAATAACGCTCACCAGTTGCCTGAGATCCTTGTGTGCTAGGCTTGCCAGACTTAGTGCGCCACTTCTGCCTAGTCCAAGCCTTCAAAGATTTCTGAGGGGCTTTCACGATGTATAACCCCCACCTTTAGCTTTGTACTGCTTTGCTAACATTTGAGCTTTTCTTGCCGACCACTGACCGCTTGCTCCCCCCTTGTTTCCTGCTTTTATTCTTTGGAACAGGCTTTTTCTCATCTTCGGTTTTGTGTAATTCCCTGCTTCGTTCACCGCCATCTTGAACCTCTACTAAACGCTTTGAGTCTTTGGTATATGTTGCACCTGATAATATCCTACCATCAGGTGTTTTAATAGTTGGCCCTTCATAAGGAGTGCCATCCCTAAATTGATACTTAGGCATTGGACATTTTCTTTTTTAAAATTTTTTTCTGTAAAGCAGGTGGTAATGTTTTCTGACTGCTAGTTAGTAATGACTTGCCCTTCTTTTTAGCTTTTGCAGAAGGTCTGCCAACTTTTGAACCATAAGTTCCTTTTCCCATAGGCATTATGCTTTTCCTTTATTTCTTTTGGATATTGCTCTGGCTTTTGCTCTTGCATCAGCCTTACTACTCGCGCCCCATACTTGCAAGCTCTTGAGTAATCTTGTTGGCCTTCCCTTGCTATCACGCTCTGGCCCTTTCATGTTTCCCATTCTTGCTAAAAAGGAAGCACGTCTTGGGTTATCTCCAGACTTAACAGGAGGC